TTGAAGAAGTTTATCGATGAACACAGCGATATTTTACACAGAGATTATTCGAGGGAGAAAGTTTATTCACCGAAAGATTTTAGTGAAAAGCCCGGAAGTGCCGATTACGCTAAAGCAGACATGGACTTTATAAACAGTCAGAGTTATGCCGACAAGTTCAAAGGAAAATATGATAATCCGGACGTTGAAAATGCGGTTGTTTCGGCTTGCCGCCAGCTTGTAAAGAACCGCAACGGAACGCATTTTGAGGAGGCTTTTTTCATTGATGCAAAAACAGGCAGAGTGATTTCATACATAAAGGGCAAGAAAAAGAATGGCGTTGATATGTCAGAAGATTTTAAAAAGTTCTTGACAAATGCAAAAGAAAAGAGTATAATAATGATACACAATCATCCGAACAGTTCACCACTTTCGTCTACAGACTATCTTACTTCCACACAGTACGCCTCGTTATTTGAGGTAAATGCTTGCGGGCATAACGGTGATGTGTTTAGCTTTAGAGATACTTTTGGAACGCAAGGAGCATTCTCCAAAAATTTTGGTTACGATGCACTACGAGAATTTTACATTGCTTGCGAGAAATACAGGCGAACGTACAGTGAGTTTGAAGCACGCAGTATGGCATGGGATTCTGTTGCTAGAAATAGGGGGTTTATTTATGAAAGAAGATAAAAAGTTAATGGATTTTGACGATACCGAAACAGCAGAAGACCTTCACAAGGCTTTCACTTCCGAATTTGGCGAATTGACAGATGACGAAATCGACAAGTTATTTGAAAAAACTTTCGGCAAATCAAACAAAAACTAACCGCTCCGCTACGGCGAGGCGGTTTCCTTATACCCAAAATCAAATATGAATATCAGCACCCCGAACCGAGGTGCTTTTATTATACCCAAATTTACGAAAGCGAGGTAAAAACATGGACGAAGATAAGAAGAAAATTCCTGAAGAGGAAGAGAAAAAGAAACCTGATTCACCGCCTGATGACGAGGAGAAAAAGGGCGAAACGTCTGAAGAAACTCCCGACAACAAGCAGGATAACGGCAACGCTGCTGAACCTGATACGGATAAGCAGGGCGAAAAGCCGGAAAAAGAAACTGACAACAAACCCGAAAAACTTGTGCCGGAACTCTCCGAAACGGACAAACTCCGTGCCGAAAATCTCACGCTCAAAACTCAGCTTGAGGCAATGAAAGCCGGATTTTCTCCCGACTGTATGGAAGATGCCGTTACTCTTGCGGAGGCTATCGTAAAACGTGACGGTACGGATATTACAGCGGCTTTACAGGCTGTTGCTAAGAAGTACCCCGACTGGAAAACCGACAGCAAGGGTAATTCAAAGGGCGGTTTTAAAATCGGTGCGGACAGTACACCCGATGATAAGAAACCGGACAGTGACAGACTTTCACAGGCATTCGGAATCAAAAAGAAATAGGAGGAATGAAAAAATATGTCTGAAGTAACAAATTATGCTGTAACATACAGCAATCAGCTCCGTGAACTTTACGGACAGGAATCTGTGTCCGATGCTCTCTATCATTCAAACACAGATATTCAGCTTAACAACAGCAAAACAATCAAAATCCCCACGCTTTCAGTATCGGGATATAAGGACCACACGAGAGGTTCTCTCGGTTTTGCGGCTGGAAGTTATGAAAATGACTATGAGACAAAAACGCTTGACCACGACCGTTCTATCGAATTTGTAATTGACCCTATGGATTTTGATGAGACAGATACGGTTCTTTCACTTGCAAACATTCAGAACCGTTTTGACCGTACACAGGCAATTCCCGAACTTGATTGCTATACATTCTCAAAACTTTATTCGGAGGCTGTCAGAACAAGTGCAAAGGTCAAGACTTCTGCACTGTCTACGGAAAATATTCTTTCTGACTTTGACGAAAATCTTGCAACACTTGAAGATATTGGCGTACCTCTTGACAGGCTGATTCTTTTCTGCACGCCCTCATACAAGGCTATGCTGAAGAATGCAGAGGGCATTCAGCGTACACTTGACATCAGAAACGGCGGCGGTATCGACAGACGTGTACATTCTCTTGATGACATTACAAATATCATCACAGTTCCCTCAGCACGTTTCAAGACAGCGTACAACTTCACAGACGGCTGTAAGGCTGATTCATCTGCAAAGAGTATTGATTACATTCTCATTGACCCTGAATCACAGGTTTCAAGAGTGAAGTATTCATACATTCACCTTTTCGCACCCGGAACAGACAGCAGAACGTCCGATAACTACCTCTACCAGAACCGCCGCTATAACGGCACATTTGCCATTGACCACCTTTTCAAGGACGGCTGTATTATTCATGCGGCAGAATAGGAGGACAAACAATGAAAGCAATTAAGGCAAACAAGATATACACCGTTGACAAAACGCAGGCATCTGTCTATCTGGCACAGGGATATGACATTACTTCCGATGACGGAATTATTATCGAACATTCGCCCACTGCTACGGTAAGCCGTGCCGAATATGATAAACTTGAGGCAGAACTTGAAAAACTCAGAAATCAGAACGGCATCAAAACCGCCGTAAAGAAATGAATGTTCTCTATCTCACACCCGAAGAATACAGCGGTGAAATTCCGTCTGAAGAACTTGAAACACGCCTGAACGATTCGTGCCGTGCAGTTGATAACCTGACACTGAACAGAATTGTGCATACAGGGTTTGAAAATCTGACAAGTTTTCAACAGACCCTAATAAAAGAGGCAGTGCGGATTCATGCGGATTTTTGCTATAACAACGCAGAACTTCTTGACAGTCCCTTGTCTGCTTACAGTATATCGGGCGTGTCTATGTCATTTGACCGTTCCAAAGTGCTTGAAATAGGCTCTGTGACGACAACAAACGAGGTCTACGGACTGCTTATGCAAACAGGGCTTTGTTACAGGGGGTTGATGTAATGAAATATCCTCAGCTTGTGCCGGATAGAGTATGCACAACCCCTGTCACCGTTTCAAGAACAGGCGGTCTGAATCGTGACGGCTCTCCAAAAAAGACCGTTGTTTTTTCGGGAAAATGCTTTTATTCTGAAAAAACGAAACAGAAACTCACCGCCGAAAAGCAATTGATAACGCTTTCCGGTGAGGCTCTTTTCAATGGCGATATTGCCCCGGATTCGGATATTGTGACCGGAAGTGTTGATATATCAAGTGAGATTCATAGGGAAATTTATGCTTGTGAAAAGGCGAAAAATCCCGATGGGACGGTGAATTATACAAGGCTGGAATTAATCTGAAATGCTTGACAAACCCGAAGTTTGTGGTATAATATATTTAAAGAAATGTTATACTTTCGATTACTGCGAACGGAGGGATTTTATGAGTACGAAAGAACTTGCTTACCGCATGATTGACAGCCTTACGGAAGAACAGCTTAATGCATTGGTGGTTATTCTCAGCAGTATGCAGCGTGATGAACCGAACGAGGAAACACTTGCGGCAATGAAAGATGTTGAGGAAAACAAAAATCTTCACGGTCCATTTGATACCCTTACCGAATTATGGGAGGACTTAGATGCTTAAAGTTGAGTACCATTCCAAATTTAAAAAGGATTATAAACGTGCGATAAAAAGGGGCTGTGACGCTCAAAAGATTCAGGAGGTTGTAGAGCTGCTTGCGGAGCAAAAAACACTTCCCGAGAAATACAAAGACCATGAACTTGTCGGTGAGTACAAGGGTTACAGAGAATGTCACATAAATCCAGATTGGCTCTTGATTTACAAGGTTAAGGAAAACGAATTGGTATTACTTCTTGTTCGCACCGGGTCACATTCTGATTTGTTCAAAAAATAAATAATAAACGCAATACGGCACTCCGAAAAAACGGGGTGTCTTTTTTGTACACAAAAATTCAAGGAGATGATTTAATGCGGATTTCGGTACGTCTGGACGCAGAAAAAATACGCTGTATCGAAAAAATGGCTCTTGAATCATCTGTGACAGCAATGGAGTTACTTCACACCGACCTTGTTGCATCGGAAACAATGCCGTTTGATACGGGCAATATGCAGAACAATGACACATTTGTCGAGGAGAGTGATAACGGTGCAGTACTTGTTACAGGCTCACCACAGTCACGGCGGCTTTATTATCACCCGGAATATAATTTTCAGCGTGGAAAGAATGCGAATGCAGGTGGCGAATGGCTTGTGCCGTACTTGAACGGCAGTAAAAGCGACTTTGTACAGGTGAATTTCACGAAAATTTTCAAGGAGAAAACAGGATTATGATTAATTCTATCACACTGCTTGAAATCACTGATATGTTAGCTGATAAGCTGAATTTTGATGATGTTTATGCAGGGAATATTGATGCATCAAAAGAAAAATCAATCGGGGTCTATTACCGTGACGGGCAGACATTCAGGAAGTGCGTAGGCGGTACAGAAAGCAGTTACCAGACTGTTTCAATCCGCATATTGATTCACTGGACAAATAACCCCACGGAGGCAGAAAAACAATCATACACGATTGCAAGGCTGATTGAAAATTTATCGGAATCAGAAACAGCGGAACATATCATAAAATTTGCGGATATAAAAGCAATCCGCAGTATTGGAAAAGATGAAAAAGGCATCTGCGAATTTATTGTGGATGCCGATATTATTTATACGGAAAGGACTTGATTAAATGGCAGAAGTAAAAGGTGTATTTCCTTGCTACGAAAACCAGTTTGCAATTGACAAGACAGGCGGAGACGGTTCAGAAGAGGGCAATCTTGTTTCAATTGCCGATATGGAGAATTTCTCGGTATCAATTGACGGCAATGTAGAAGAGTGGAATCCTTATGATGCGGAGGGCTGGACAAACCGCCTTGTTACAGGAAAATCCCTCACTATCAGCGTATCGGGGAAGCGTAATGTAGGAGACCCCGGCAACGATTACGTTGAGAGCATAGCACTCAAAACCGGTTCGGAATGCAATACAACGTTTGTATGGAATTTTCCCAGCGGTGCGAAACTTGTTATGCCCAGTGTTGTGAATGTAACGGAATGGGGTGCAGGAGAATCAAGAACGGTTGCACCTCTCAGCTTTGACGTAATGAGCAGAGGAAAACCTACTTTCACGGCAGCAAAGTAATAATTAATCACAAAAAGGGGCAGGTATAGCTTGCCCCTGATTTTTGGAGGTAATTCACATGGGAAAGATGTATACACTTGATGATGAACTTCTCGGCGGTTCGCCCGAAATCAGAATCGGCGATAAAGTTTTTTCGATTGACGACAGACAGAAAACCGTCAGAAAAGCTATGAAACTTTTTGACAAGTCAAAAACTGATTCTGAAACAGAACAGCAGAATACAGACGATTTCGAGAGAATTGAAGAGCTTTTCAAACTGGCGTTCGGTAAAAATTATAAGGAAATTGAAAGCATGGAACTTTCATTTTCTGCTTGCAACAAAATCACCGAAATTATAATTTCAGCCATGACAGGGGCAGAGGTTGAAAAGAATAAAGACAACTTTCACAACTCAGACGGAGACGTGGTATGACCTTGAATATGACAGCGAACTGATTGCACAGTCAATCGCTAAACAATATCATATTTTGCCCGGTGAACAGCCGGAACTTCACTACAGTGACTGGATTCTTCTTGTTGGTGCGTTAATGGAAGATACACCGCTTGGGCAGATTGTTCTTATCCGGAAGGAGAAAGACCGCAGCCGATTGAAACATTTCAACAGCTATGAACACCGTATCCGTAACGAATGGCGTAATTTCAGGGCAAACCAGAAGAAAAACAGCATTGATTCTAAAGAATATATCGCAGATTTCGAAAGAATGTTTGCGAATATGTTTGGATAGGAAGGAGGGATATAAATGCAGGAAGGTACATCTGTCGGCGTTATAACGCTTGACCTTGTTATTGTTTCACAGATTGGAAAGCAGCTTGAACGGATATGCGGGGTGGCTGAAAGTCAGACCGGGCAGGCAGGGAAAACAATCGAAAATTCCATTGCTGAATCAATGAGCGAAATCAACAGAACGGTTGAAAAGGCTTTTGTCGAAACATCAAAGGCGGCGGGAGAAGTCCCCACAAGAATTAATGAAGAACTCAGCAAAATCAAGCCCCTGGATGTAGAAATTACGGCAGGGACGGAATATTTCAACACGGCGATTGAAAAATCAGATGAAGAAATAAAACAGTTCGAGGCTGATTTCGAGGCGGCAATGCAGAGAATGAGGGAGCGAGAAAAAGAGACGGCAAACGTCAGCTTTACCCCTCAGCCAAAAGCCGAAAAATCCGGCAATTACAGACAGTATGATACAAGCGAGATACTGAAAGAGATTGAAGAACTCAGTAAACAGGCAGAAAAACCACTTGAAAATCTGAAAGAAAATATAAACAGTGTAATCGAACCGTTTAAGGCGGCAGGAACACCCGTTGAACGTCTGAATCAGAAACTTGATAATCTGAATGAAAAAATAGAACTTTTGCAGAAAGAACGTGCCGAACTGTTTGCGAATTCAGATGATGAATTATCTGACAAGACTGTCGCAAATATCAACGCTATCGAAAATCGGCTGATTTCATTGCAGGAACGTGCAGAACAGACAAAAGCAGAAATTGACAGATTATCACAGACACAACAGCCTGTACAGACAGATAATGTAAATTTAGCAGAACCTTTCAAGGCGGCAGCAACGCCAACAGAACGCCTTAATCAGCAGCTTGATAATCTGAACGGGAAAATACAGATTTTGCAGGAAAAGCGTTCCGGATTGCTTTCAAGCGGTGATGAATCCGGCAGAACAGCCGAACAGATAAACAATATCGAACGTCAGTTAATATCATTGCAGCAGCGTGTAGAACAGACAACGGCAGAAATCAATGAATCGGTTGAAAGCGAACGCTCAGTTATAGCACGTGCCACAGACGAAGTCAAGTCTTTTATAACTGCACCTTTCAGGGGCATTGTGAACACTATCAAAGCCCCGTTTACTGCGATTGCAGACACCATAAAATCTACATATGCAAAGCTGAAAAATTATCTGGAAAATCCGCTTTATTTTATCCGTGATGCAGGCAGAAAAGCTTTTTCGGTTCTGCAAAAAGCAGGTTCAAAGGCTACCAGAACTATAACTTCCGGATTTTCAAAGCTGAAAAGTGTCGGTTCAAAGGCTCTCGGTGCTGTCAATTCAAAAGTTGCTGAACTCCGAAAACGAGTTACTTCACTTTCAAGCCCTATCACAAAACTGCTGAAAAATCTGAAATCATCCTTCAAAAGGGTATTTGTCATGGCTGGAATCTATGCAGGATTCAAAGCTATACGCAGTGGAATCGGAGAGATAACGGAATCAAATGAACAATTTGCAAAGGCACTTAATAATGTCAAAGCAAATCTCTCTGTTGCTTTTACGCCGATAATTCAATCAATAATGCCGGCACTCAATACCCTCATGTCGGGGCTTGAAAGTGCAACGAAATCAATTGCAGGATTTATTTCCGGCTTGCTTGGCACAACATATTCAGAGGCGGTAGAGGCAACAAAAAAACTCAAAGGCGTTAATGATTCAGCGAAAAAAGCGGCTACAAGTACGGCAGGAATTGACGAAATGAACATTCTTTCAAGCAGTGATGACAGCGAGGACGATGATGACAGCATTGATTATTCTTCACTTGATACATCTGAACCGGAATTGCCGGACTGGGCGGAACGGCTCAAAGAGGCGATAAAAAACGGCGATTGGGCAGGTGTGGGAAGTATTCTTGCTGAATGTGTGAACTCTGTTTTCAATTCGATTAATTGGGATAAGATTCAAGAAAAAGTCTGCGGTGCAGTCAAGAACCTCACAGACGGCTTGAACGGTTTTATCCACAATCTTGACTGGAATGCAATCGGCGATACTTTATCCGGCGGAATAAATACGATTTTCGGTTCAATGTACACTTTTTACAGCGGTGTTGATTGGGACAGTCTCGGACGAGGTACGGCAAACGGTTTGAATCAGGCTGTAAACGGTATCGACTTCGCACAGATTGGCTCAGCGTTTGCATCAAGAATTCAAGCAATGATTGATGTGGCATATGCATTTGTAACAACGTTTGATTGGGGCAAATTCGGTAGTTCTCTCGGTGATACTGTCAACGCATGGTTTGAGGGTATCGACTTTGGAAAGGCGGGAAAAACCATTTCAGAGGGCGTAAAGGGTTTGCTTGATACGGTGCTAAAGTTTATCCAGAAAGTGAAATGGCGGCAGATAGGGCAGAAAATTGCTCAGCTTATCGCAAATATTGACTGGAACGGCATTGTATCAAAGGTTGCTGAACTGCTTGGTGCGGCTATAGGTGGGCTTGCATCGTTACTCTGGGGTAGCATCGAGGGGGCTGTAAATTCAATCCGTGATTATTTCTCGTCAAAGATTGAAGAATGCGGCGGCGATGTTATTGCTGGGCTGTGGAAAGGTATCAAAGATGCGTTTGTATCCGTCAAGGACTGGATTAAAGCAAATATACTTGACCCATTCATAAATGGCTTTAAGGAATGTTTCGACATAAACAGCCCTTCAAAAGTCATGGAAGAAATGGGCGGATATATTATTGACGGTCTTAAAAATGCCATTTCTGACGGAATTGAAAAGGTTGTAAAGCTGTTCAATGACATTGTTGACGGTATCAAACAGGTATTTTCCGATATTGGCGAATGGTTCAGCAAGAAATTTTCAAAGGCATGGGATAACATAAAATCCGCATGGAGCAATGTTACAAAGTGGTTTTCCGACATCTGGACAGGCATAAAGGCAATTTTTTCAGGTGTCGGCGGCTGGTTTAAAGACAAGTTCAAAACCGCATGGGAGAATATCAAAAATATTTTCAGCGGTATCGGAAATTGGTTCAAAGACCGTTGGAACGATATAAAAAAAGCACTCGACAACGTTGCAGAATGGTTCAAAACGAAGTTTAAAACCGCTTGGGAAAATGTCAAGAACATATTCAAAAACATTGGAAGTTGGTTCAAAGAGCGTTGGAATGATGTGAAAAAGGCTCTGGATAATGTTGCTGACTGGTTTAAAACGAAATTCAAAGCCGCTTGGGAGAATATCCGCAGTATTTTCAGCGGTATTGGTGAATGGTTCAAAAATCGCTGGGACGATGTGACGAATGCATTATCGAACGTAAGCGAATGGTTCAGGGAGAAATTTCAGACGGCATGGAATAAAGTCACAGAAATCTTCTCCGGTATCGGCTCTTGGTTTTCAAATCGTTGGAACGACATCAAAACAGCATTTGGCGGTATCGGTGATTGGTTCAGGGAAAAATTTCAGGCGGCTTATGACGGCGTAACAGAGATTTTTTCAGGGCTGTCAGGTTTCTTTGATGATATGTGGATAAACATTTCGGAGGGTGCAAGAAACGGCATAAACTGGATAATCGATAAGCTGAATGGTATGATTGATGCTGTCGAAAGCGGTATAAACTGGATAATTGACGGTTTGAACAGTGCATTGACAATTGATATTCCGGATTCAGTTCCGGGAATCGGCGGTACACATTTCGGGCTTGACTTATCCCCTATCGATTTAGGCGAAATCCCGGCACTTGCAACGGGCGGACTTGCAACAGCTCCAACGCTTGCAATGGTCGGCGATAACAGAAACGCACAGGCAGACCCTGAAGTAATTGCACCGCTGTCAGAATTAAGCAATATGATTGGCGATAATTCCGAAATCATCGAACTTCTGAAAATGATTATAGAGTTTTTGAAGAACGGAATGAATGTTGAGATTGTCAACTATCTTTTCAAAGGTTCAAGAGAATTCAGCCGTGAGGTTGTCAAGGCATACAACAAGGAACAGACACTCAGAGGAGGCGGTTATTAATGCTGGCGATAAAATCTATAAACGGCGTTGAACCGGCAATTCAACCCCTCACAGACGGTTACACTGTCGCAAAATCGGATTTGCTTGCTGACGGGTCGGGACGTTCCACTGAAAGCGGTAAGGCTATACGTTATCCGATACGGCTCGGAACTTACAAACTTACATTGAAATTCAAGGGTGAAACCGAAAAAATAACGTCAGTTGACAGCCTTGTCAGTGCGTTTACACAGGATGTTGTGTTTCTGGACGGCGGGACCTATGTCACCGCAAAAATGTACTCGTCTGACAGAACTTTTACCAACAGGGGGTTGATTTCGGAACTTGCTGTAAATCTGATTGAAATTTAAAGAAAGAAAGGAGGAATCAATATTTACTCTGTAAGCGATGAATTTCTGGCGGCGATAGATTCACACGCCATACAACATATACGTGGCAGCTTGACAAACATATCAGGGCAGACTACAGATATTACAGATATACTATGTGATGATATTCTGACGGAATCACAGTGCGTGACGGATTCGGAGCAATTCGGGTTCGGCGGTATGTATATCGGTACGGCTGAATGTTCTGTTGAAATGGCGTATACCATGATGGACGAACTTCTTGGCGGTACTTTTACACTTGATTTCGGTGTTGAAATATCAAACGCTACTGAATGGATACCGCTGGGAGTTTGGAATATATCCGATTGTGAACGCAGTGGTGATAATGTCATAAAAATCACCGGTATGGATAATCTTGCAAAACTCCGTGTAAATACGGATGAAAAAAAGAAAAATTATACCGGAGTTGTCACGATTGAAAAGCTGATGAAACACGTTGAAGACATTGCAGGCGTGAAATTTGCACAGACTATCACACAGCTTGAAGAACTTGCCGGACATCAGCTATCAACGAGTATTTATGCCGTTACATATGGTTCTACTGCATGGGAGGAAGTCAAGGCGATTGCACAGGTTATCGGCTGTTTTGCGTTTGCAAACCGCAAGGGTGAAATTGAATTCCGCCGCCTTGATAATACGTCTCCGGTGCTTAAAATAACCGCTGAAAGCCGCAAAAGTGCAAGCCTGTCAGAATATACCTATACTGTTTCGGGCGTGCAGTATACTGACTCATACGGCTATACGGTGAAGAAAAATATTGACGGTGCGAGTGAATACGGTGCGGTGGTTGGTTTCTCCGATTGTTTCATGGTGTGGGAAACTACCGAAAACCCCGACACACAATATAACTATTATCTTGACTTTATCGCAAATAATCTGAAAAATGTAAAATTCACGCCCGGAACGGTCGAATATTACGGCAACCCTGCTCTTGATGTTGGCGACTATGTCACGATTTCGGGCGGTGTTGCAAAACATTCGGGCGATGTACCGTTTTTGATATGCTGTAACTCTTGGAAATTCCGTTCGCCGCAGACTTTGACGGCGTGCGGTTTTTCCGATAGTTATGACGGCTCTGACAACAGCAGCACATCAGCAGAAACACAGCAAATCCGCACGGCGAACGTCACAAAGTCAATTGTTCGTGTTGATATGCTGTCTTATACAGGCGATTTCAACGGCATGGTTTCGTTCACAGACTTTGCTTGCAGTTCCGAAACACAGGCTTTCGTTGAGTTCAACGGAACGTTTGTGGGCGGCAATATGATACGTATCAGCGTACTTATTGATGATGTTGAAAGCGATTTTCACCCGATTCAGACATTGCATACTGACGAGTATACAACCATTCATTTTAGTTTGCCGATTTCAGCAGAATCCGGCAACCATACAGTTACAATCAACGCTGACGGTTCGGGATATGCAGAACAGATTTGTGCCTATATATGGGGGCAGAATTTGAAAGAAATTTCCTCTGAGGAGACAAGTGAGAGTGACTATATTTACAAGATTTCCAATAACAAAACAGAAATTATTTACTATATCGGTGACAGCGTTTATCCCGAAATTCCGGAAACAATCAAGGACACGCCCGTCACGGTTCTCTCAGCGACCTCGTTCAATTATGCGGAAATTTCGGGCGTATATATCCCTGACGGCGTTACAGAAATTGATTAAAGGAGTGATACTATGACAGGCACAGGCACACAGACTGACCCGTACATCGTGGATAACTGGGACGATTTTATAACAGCGACAGGCGAATCAGGGGCGTATGTAGCTTTTCCGGAGGGCGGCGGGGTGATTGATGTTGATAAGGTTTATCCGCTGGGAGTGCCAAAAATCACCATGAACTGCACGCAGATTGACGGCAACGGCTGGGAAATCAGAGGGCTTTACATGGATGTAAGCGGCAGTGCGATAACTTTTTTACCTTCTTCAACTATCACAATCAATGATTTGTCTTTTTTGAACGTCAATATCAAGAGTAGCGAACATATGTTCTTTACCAGTGCTTCTACTACGAGTACGAGAACTACAACTTTAAATAATATGAAAATTTCAGGACGATTTGCATCTACTGGAGAATCCATTAATTCAACAGTGTTTGGCGGAGGGAGCTCAAATTATAAAGTAACTCGTATACTAAACAGATGCTCAATAAACCTTGAATTAGTAGGCTATTATACACATTTTTGCTATAGTAGTTCAGGGGACTATAAAACTACAATCAACTTCTGTAATATATATCTGAATGTGATGAATCACAAAGCTAACTGGGGAGTATTTAGAGATCTTTATTCAAAAGGCTCGATAATCAGAGGAAAATACAATTTGAATTCTGCCTATGTCGAACAAATGTTCGATTATATAAATGCAGGCTCAGATTTAGTATTTTTAGGCGAAATAACAACTGATAACAGCACTCAAAAAATAAGTTATTGCGATAATGGCGATGCTGCCACCACTAAAGTTTTGTTTAATAAAGATAATATCAGCGACAAGATGACAACATACAATAAGGGTTCGTCCGCATACCTCTGCACGACCGAACAACTGAAAGATGCTGACTATCTCAAATCAATCGGTTTCCCGATAGGTGAATGAAATGTGGCTTATAGAAAACGGGGAACTCATAAATAACGAGAATACAACGTGGGTTGAAAGTGCGTTTATTACGCCCTATCCGTCATGGTTGTGGCAAATCGGCGAAAACGGTCTGTATAACAATAACCTCCTCGAAGACATCAACACGGCATTTGTAAAGCCCTATCCGTCATGGTTGTGGCGGGTTGAAAATATCAGTAATGACGGGTTTCCTTACAACGAACTTCTGCCGGAAATTGAATATCTCGGTGCGTTCTGCAACTGCAAGAACCTGACGAAAGTATATATTCCCGACAGCGTGAAGAAAATTGGCGAATATGCTTTCTATAAAACGGCTCTGAAACGGGTGGAAATCGCTGAAGATTGTGAGTATTATATCACGAGTTTTCCCGACGGCTGTGAGATTGTGGGCGGTGTGTGGGACAACCTTACGGATAAAAATGATGATATTCTGGAGGATAACTCAGGTTCAGAAATTATGGTCAGGAGGGTTAATTAATGGGAAAACAGAGACTTGCACATAGTGCGGCGGAGCTTGACACGGCGGTCAATCTGGTCAACACGCATACTAAAAATGCGGACATTCACGTAACAGCAACCGAAAAATCAGATTTTTCCGCCTTACAGACACGTGTCGGAACGGCTGAAACAAGCCTTTCATCATTGCAGACACAGGTTGAATCAAATGTGGAAAATCTGTCTGCATTACAAAGTACAATTGAAACAGATGAAAGCAACATATCATCGTTGAAAGAACGTGTTGACACCAATGAAACAAACATATCGGCGATACAGACACAGATTGCAACGGACGAAAAAACATACTATCGTCTTGCATCGTGGGAAAGCAGCATTGCGGCAGACAGCGACCTGAATACGTACACAGCCGGCGGCATTTATCGTGTAACATCTGCATCAACGTCCGCAAAAATCGCAAATACACCGACTTCAGTGAACGGTTATAAACTCATCGTTGAAAAGACCGTGACCGATAACCGTGTAAGGCAGACGGCTATTACAACGATTGGCGTTGTGTATCAGCGTTTTGGTCTGCTTACAGATAACACATGGACGGACTGGGAACGGCTTATCACGTCCACGGAATTTGATGCACTGTCGGCACGTGTCACGGCATTGGAGGGAAACGCATGACAAATCCTGAAATCATAGTCGCCGCAATATCGCTATGTGGTACACTCGGAGGCTCTCTCATTGGTGTGGTTGTGTCAGCAAAGCTTACCAACTATCGCATTGAGCAACTTGAGAAAAAAGTCGATAAGCATAACAATTTTGCGGAACGTATTCCGTTGCTTGAGGAACATATCAAATCACTGAAACAGCGGCTTGAAGAACTGGAAAGGACCTCACACCATGCTTAAAAAATTGGCGAAATTAATCGATGTTAAAAGTATTGTCACACTCGTTCTGACGGCGGTTTTCAGCGTTTTGTCGCTTAAAGGTGTAATATCATCGGAGCAGTTTCAGACGGTTTTCACGACTGTAATCGCATTTTATTTTGGTACGCAGTATCAGAAAAACAGGGAGGAATAAAAAAATGAGCGTAAAAACATATAAGTACAATGACAAAACACAGCTTACCGAGCATTTTAATGTTTCGGAGTTTAAGTGTAAGTGCGGCGGTACGCATGATACAAAACTTGATACAAATCTTGTAAATAAGCTTGAAAAGCTGTATACCGCCCTCAATTGCTCGAAAATCATCGTAAACAGCGGCTATCGCTGTGCTACTCATGATAAAAATGTAGGTGGTACAGGTGTCGGACAGCATGTAAACGGCATGGCGGCAGATATTGTCTGCTATGATAAAAACGGTGCGAAAATCTCAACGAAAAAGGTCACTTGTGCGGCTCAGGATGTCGGCTTTACAGGCATTGCAAACATCGACCGGGCATACACAGCGGCTCATGTAGATGTACGTACTTCAGGCAAATGGTACGGTGACGAAACCGTAACAACGGCATACAGCGTTTGCAGTGACTTCTACTCTCACTGGGGACTGTCCAAATCCGATATATACGGCACTACAGCCACATCATCAACTACAACATATACCGTGAAGTCCGGCGATACTCTCTGGAATATCGCTGTAAAGTTTCTCGGTTCCGGTTCAAGATACACGGAAATCATGTCGCTGAATAACCTCTCATCTACAACTATCCATTCGGGGCAGACTCTTAAAATTCCCGAAAGATAAACTATTGTGCAGTGTATACAAATCAATAAAGGCGTCTTATAGGTAACAAAAACACGCAATATAGGGCGTTACCAGTGCTTAAGGCTGCGGTTGAAGAGGCTCTTAAGTAATCCTATTATCGCACAAATATAAAATTATCCCCCTGATTGACTATTTCAGGGGGAGTTTTCTTTACAAAGGAGACAAAAATGATTGATATTATTCTTTCAATTATCCAGATTATTCTTGACGTTGCTATTATCGTTCTTCTTTTAACAAATCGTCGGAAATAAAGGGCGATATAGTGGGGAGGTGGTTAAATGATACCGGTATTCGACCCTGTTTGCTTGATGTGTAAGCATTTATTTGAAAAAGATGATAAAGTGTGTTGTAAAGCGTATCCGAATGGTATTCCACAGGAGGTTATTAAGAAAAAGGCAACCACCGACCAACAGAAACCTTGTCCTAATGGATATACATATGAACACAGATAATATTCCCGAAAATTCAATCAGATAAAAATCCCCCCGATTGGCTGTTTCAGGGGGATTAATTTGTTATGCAAGCAAATCGGCAATATTGATTGTGAGTTCTCCACCGTAGATATTTACGGGAATATCCTGTTCAAAGGTATAAATTGAGGGCGAAAAATTTTTTTCAAAGTGGTAAACGACAACCTTTGAAAAAATTGTATCGACAATCCAGTATTCACGGACACCATATTCCTCATAGAGTGTAACTTTGCGTGTAAAGTCATTTGAACGGTTTGATGAAGTGATTTCGATTACGAAATCGGGCGAACCGTTACAACGTTTATCATCAAGTTTTGACGGGTCGCATATTACCGATATATCCGGCTGTACGACGTTGAAATCGTCAAGTTTTACGTCAAATGGTGCTGCGAAAATTTCGCATTTTCCGTGCCTTGAATTTATGAAATTGCCGATTGTTATGAGCAGTTTTGCAGACAATCTCTGATGCAGAACACTGGGTGCAGCCAGTAAGACAATATTTCCCTTGTAAAGTTCGTATTTCTCGTTACTGTCCTCCGGTGTGAGAAGGAAAAATTCGTCCGCAGTATATTTTTTTTCTTTCGGGTATGGCAT